TATAAACCATAATTGTTGTCAGGTGTGCGGAAAACATAGATAGGCACACCGCCTACACCAGACGTAGTTTCTTGGTCAATCTGCTTATCTACATATTCTTTATAGTCGAGAAGGCGCAAAGAAACACCTGATACCCCAAGCGCACTGTCCCTACTTATACGAAATGTTTCGTAGTCTACGTGCTGCGTTGCGGCTGGAATAGTATAGCGAGTTTGATTTGCTACTAATACTTCGGTATGTGTGCTGTGGCTAAAAGGCCATCCATACTCGCGAGAATTAATATAGTTAATGGCATCATTAACAGCGTTTTGACATTGAATTTGAAATCCCCTTGCCGTAGCAAAATTAGCATTGGTCAAAGGCACTTCATTCATACGTGCAATAACTTCGTTTGTTAATCCAACATAATCGTATGCCATATTAAATCCTTAAAAGAAAGAAGTGAAGGGGCAAGTCATCCTGCCCCCTCACGCTACATTAAGCTAGAGTGTCACGGTCTACTTCATCAGCAGCCATTTCACCAGCATCAGTTACATCCATGAGGATTGCCCAAACACGCAACTTACCAGCGGCAAGTGTACCTGTCAGAGTAGCAACCGTTACATCAATGTTGTCTGCAGCAGTCGCAATTAGCGGCTGGAATGCAGCAGCGTTATCTGCATATGTATCAGCAGCAGACTTTGCATTAAAGCCATCTACAAATACGTCAGCATCAACGCCAGTACCAATGTCAACAGTTGTTGCAGTTGCGTCAGTTGCAGTAACAACTTGCGCACCAGCATTCAGAATCATGGTTCCAGCAGGAACTGCAATGACAGGAATTACGTCAGCAGCAGCAAGAGCAGAACCCTTATCTGAAAGGGCTGTTGCAAAGTTCAGAGTTGTCTGAACCATGTACGGATTACGACCACGCTGTGAATTACCACGTGCAGTCGCTAGAGTGTTATCACCAAGAGCCATAACTTATCTCCCTTTCTTACACGAGGTTAATTTTGGCGTTTACAATTCCTTCAGGACGAAGAATCTTGCGGCCATACAGATGCATACCACGTACAATGTCAGCAAAGCTGTCAGGGTCGCGGTAAGTTTCGGTCTTGTTAATCTGCTCTGCAGTTGCAACAGCAGAATCATGACCACCAACAATCAAGCCGTAGTTTGATGCATTAGTTCCACCAGTTGTGGAAGAACCAGTACCAATCTCAGGAAGGTTGTTAGAAACGTAAACACGGAAACCGTGCAGGTTGTTCAAAACCAGACCATTCATCAGACCTGAACCACCAAAGTCATTGTTGAACAGACGTGAATCTTCGTCCATCAAAATTTCTTTAATGATTGGGTTGATTACAAGCCAACGGCCTTGTGAGTCAACATTCTGTTGGTCAAGCTTACGAGCCATACGTGCAATAACCTGCAGAGGATATGCGTTACCGCTACCCAAAACTGCACCGTCATTACCGGCACGTGCGCGAATACCAATAGACGAGCCTGAAGAACCACCAAAGTCATCAGCTTCTAGCTTCATGCTTGAAAGCAGTTCGTCTGAACCTGCAGTTGTCACAGCCTTAGACCCGTTAACAGTAGTGTTAACTGTGTCAGGAGTACCATGAATTGCAGATTGTTTGTAACCAGTCAGGTAGCCAAGAACATCTTGGTCAAACTGGTCAGCGAGGCGATACGCAGCACGGTCACTTGCCAAAGATTGGAAGTTAACGTGTGAGTGTGCCTCTTCAATGTCATCAACCTTGAATGCAAAGTAGTTAGCTTTGTCAATTGTCAGGTTGAAATCTTCATCGTCAAGGTCTTGCGGCGTGATGGTTGTACCACGGGCATATGCCTTAACGGTGATTTCGGGTTCTTTGATAATCTTAACAGAATCACCCATCGCAGCAATTTCACCAAAATAGTCATTATTGGTGATAGCTTCACAAACAGCAGACTTGCGGAAAGCAAGTTGCACCTGTTTGGAATAAATTACTGGTGAGAAATTACCGTTAGGAAGATTACCGTACCCACTTGCAGAAGTGAATGCCATGTTGAAATCTCCTAGTTAGCATTTATTTCACAGATGCAAACTCACAAGACTAATCAGAGGCTGATTCGATTGGGTGCATATCTTAGTAAGATGGCCGTCCTACTATTCTATGGGCCAAGTTCTTCAGGTAATCCATAAGACATTGTTGTTTGCGTATTGTAGTATAACTATATTGCGCTATATAGTTATGCTATTATGACTATAGTTATACTTAGAAATAACTATTTGTCAACTCTTTTTTTATCTAGCGGAACCAGATACATCATAGACAAACTTACCGCTACGGATAGCTTCCATGATTTCGTCTGACCGCTTTTCATATTCTTGCGGTGACATCTTCTGTACCTGAGACTCTTTTAGATAGGCAGACCCCTCATCTTCTTGAGGACGACTACGTGTATTTTTAGTAGATACAGACTTAGCTGCATCTTTGTCTGACCTAGATTTTTTTGTTGTAATGTTTCTGTCAGACTTGTACAAATCAATTGCACGAGAAGCCGAAAATGCATCATTATCATTGTCGTACAGTGCGTCTTGTACCCACTTAGGCTGGTCTTCTGCCCATTCGTGGAAATCATCACTTTCTCGTATGTCATTAAAATCTGGATGTAGTCGCATTAATTCCGCTTCAGCTTTTTCTTTTGTTGCGGTTTCCTGCATTTCATCAATCACCCGCATACGATCTTCAAGCGCACTTGCTTGTTCACGTGCTTTTTTCATGGCGATTGTTTCAACAATAGCTGCTACATCTGGATAATTTGCTGCCCATTGCTCGATGTCTTCATCTGACTTAGGTAGCTTCATTTCTTTTTTAGTAGCGTCATTTAATTGACGTTTTAAAGCATCAATCTGTTGTTTGAACTCTTCTGCTTGTTTTTGTTGATGCCTACGCAAATCAGAATACCGTTTTTTAAATGTTTTTTCTTCTGATGATGTAGGTTCAGCTTCTTCTGATTCAGAACTATCTTCGTCAGCTTCACCACGCTGTGTTTTTAACAGTTGCTCAAGTTCTTCTTCTTCCATTTTGCGTTTTTCTTCGTTAGTGTATTTACGATTTGCAAACGCAATTTTTTTCTCAGACTGCATTTCTTCAGCCATAATAGCAGCTTCTGCCATTTACTTCTCCTGTGTTGGGGCCAACGTAGCCACACCTGTCGGGGGTGGGGGATGGGTAGGCCAACTGATATGCAGCTATTTTATGCTGCTTCTTCTACGGCATCCTGAAGGTTCATCATTTCAAGAAGTCCGTCTTCTATGTCAAGGTTATCCACCTCATCATAATCTCCGTACATAACGCCATCTTCAGCAATCAAACGATGTTTTTCATTTACAAGCGTGTAAATAAATTCATCTTTATCAGTAGGTATTGCTTTATCTGAGTTTGCTACACGTTTCCATTTGCCTTTTTCAAATACTGTATGAGTCCCTGTTACTTTTGTATTTCCATACAGATACCAGTTTTCATACAAACCATCGCCAACAATAGTTGTTCTTACTTTACCGCCTCGCTGTAAAACATCTCCAATTTTAATATCTTCAATATTTTTAAGTGAACCGTCTTCCATAAAGAACTTAGTGCCTGCAGCAAAACATGACGAACCGCTGCTTGCGTTTCCGGGACCGCTACTGCCACTGCTGCTGCCGCCTCCCGGACCATCGTTGCTATTATCATTAGAGTCGTGATCACCATAATTATAATTATCTTCAACCGGAGCAGGGGCTGGAGCAGGAGCAGGAGCAGGAGCAGGGGATGGATCAGGGGTAGGCGGTGTGCTATCATCACTACCTGTACCTCTATTTCTACCAGCTTCAAACGGATTGGCTATAAGACCTGTCTCAGTGTAAAAGTTGCCTTTTTTTGCTTCTTCTTTTACGCTATTTCTTACGTCATCTATGTAATCTTCCCCTAATTTATCTAAAGCTCCACCTTCTCTTATATTATTTTTAATGTCATCAAATATTCTGTCTACTTTTACAATACCCGCTTGTCTATAAAAGTCTTTTCCGAATTTAGTAGACTGTTCTACGCCTTTAGTAATTAAATCTTGAGTAAGACGATCTTTACCTTTTATTGCATCTGTAATTTGACCCCAACTCTTTTTAAGTGCGCCTTGTATGTTAGATGGAATAGGTCTACCAGTTAAAGGATCAAAAAGTTGTCCCTTTCCATCTGAAACATATCCTATACCCGTTACTGTGCCTTCTGGTAAAGTACCAAAGCCAAAAGCCGCCGTTATGCCCTCAATAACACCAGCAAAGTTTTTGTAACCCATTTTTTTAGCAGCATCAACTCTAGCCCTATCTGTTTTCATTTTTTCTTGGTCTTCTTCATTCTGATCACGGCCACTGTCTGTGTCTACGACTTTAGCTGTTTTAGTTGTTACTTCTTCTGGTTTAACTTCCGTCTTTAGTTTGTAACCTTCGGGAACTGAAGCTTCTTGGAACATATCGTTATACAATTTGCCAGTTTTCTTATCTTTATACATAATAATAGTATCGCCAGCGTCATTTACATAAGTAAGCGTTTC